TTCAATTATAACCTACCCCCAAATATTTATTGACGATCGTCGTGTCGGAGACTACTTTGAATTTCAAGACTACGTAGAAAATGAATATGAACCAATATTAGCTCCGACATTGAATAGATTTACTGTATTCCCCCTGAAACACCCTCATCTGTGGGAACTGTATAAAAAGGCACAGATGTCGAATTGGACAGCCGAGGAAGTCGACTTTTCTAAAGATATTGAAGACTGGAAAACCCTAACGAGTAATGAGCAAAAATTTATTAAATACATCCTCGCCTTTTTCGCGGGTTCGGATGGGATCGTATTTGAAAACATTAACAACAATTTCGCAGATGAAGTACAGATATCAGAGGCTCGATCTTTTTATGCGTATCAGTCTCACAACGAAATGATCCACGGTGAAACGTATTCCAAACTCATCGACAAATACATCAAGGATGAAGCGGAGAAGAAACAACTCTTCGAAGCTATCCAAACCATTCCTTGTATTCAGAATAAGGCAAATTGGGCTATGAAATGGTTCGACACGAAAACTCGACCCTTCGCTGAACGTCTGTTCGCGTTCGCGTGTGTGGAGGGTATTTTCTTCTCGGGAAGTTTTTGTGCGCTCTTCTGGTTGAAGAAGAGGGGTCTCATGCCAGGTCTCTGTTTTAGTAACGAGCTTATCTCCCGAGATGAGGGGCTTCACCAGGAATTCGCAGTCGAACTGTTTAAGATGCTTCGTAACAAACCAACAACTGAAACGATTCATTCTATCGTGAAGGAGGCTGTCGCGATTGAAAAGAATTTCATCATAGATGCGCTCCCGTGTAATCTCATCGGTATGAATTCCGAAAAGATGTCCGAGTACATAGAATACGTGTCTGATCGCCTTCTCAAACAAATTGGTCAACCACCGATTTGGGGTTCCAAGAATCCCTTTGACTTTATGGAAAACATCAGTCTCGATGGTAAAACGAACTTTTTTGAAAAGAGGGTGGGTGACTATGGTAAATTAGATGATGATTCCGAGAATATCATGTTCGACGAAGAGTTTTAGTTGAAGAGACCACCGTCTACGCCGATTTCAAATGGCTCCAAAACCTTTCCAGTATCAACCATGGGAATCACGGGTTCCTTGAAATTGGGTTCGGGATTGGGAGCTTCCGCCATAGAGACGACCGTCTTAGTTCCACGCCTCACCTGTCTACGTAAACCGCACGCACACGGCCTTTCCTTTTTGATGTTCATCATACCCCACACGATGAACATGAAAACAATCGAGTGTACCACGAGACCAAAAGCGGTCGGACACCCGTTGGGGGACGCGATGTTAGAACTCAGAAGTCCCCTGACGAATCTAAAAGTCATCGGGTTGGCGACCACATAGAACGTGAGCGCTGAGATCATCGAAATCACAAATTTATCGTATTGTTTCTTACCTCTGCATCCGCATCCACAGTCCTTAAAGAAACCCATGAGTAGTTATGCTATATGTTAAGAAAAAAAGTTACTTAAAGTCGAACCGCCTTGTAGAGATATAACCAACTACAATGTCGCTCTCTATCCAACAAGCCTCCGATTTCTCTGCTTCCTCTGTGAACTTTTCGAAACTTCGTAAAAACAAAAATGGCGGTAAAGCCGTCTATCTGAACATGGGCGACAACAAAAAACTTTACGTTCAACTTCCTTTCATGCGCTCACCCTACGGTTTGAGTGCGTATACTGATGAGGCGACTGGTCGCACTTCCTACTCACTCGACCTCTCCTTTGACCCTGATAACGCGGGTGCGATGGACATTTACAAGAAACTCGGTGAGCTCGATGACCTCATCGTGAACACGGTAGCCGCGAACGCTAAGGAGTGGCTCGGCAAAGAGTTTAACGTCGCCGTACTCAAGGAGGCGCTTTACAAGCCCATCCTCCGACCCGGTAAGGAGCCGTACCCAGCCACTATCAAACTCAAGGTACTCACCAAAGCGGATGGTTCATTCGTTCCTGAGTGTTATACCATGAACCGTGATATGGTTTCTCTCGACAGTATCGACAAGGGACAGAAGGCGATGGCGATCATCGACATTAACCAGATTTGGTTCATCGATAATAAGTTCGGTGTGACCATCCGTCTCCAACAGGTTCTCTTTGAGAAGTCCGCCAAGCTTCCTTCGTTCGCCTTCCAGGGTCTTGACCCCCCCGAACAGGAAGAAGAAGATGAGATCGAAGAAGATGTCGATGAATGATCCTGAGTTCCCCGTTCCGAGTCCTTCGGACTCGTTTCCATTTTCTGAGTTCCCCGTTCCGAGTCCTTCGGACTCGTTTCCATTTTCTGAGTTCCCCGTTCCGAGTCCTTCGGACTCGTTTCCATTTTCTGAGTTCCCCGTTCCGAGTCCTTCGGACTCGTTTACCTTCCCATTTCCGTAAGTTGAAACAATCTTCTTACGAATATGTATACTAATGAACGCTCAGGTGAAGAAAGTACTCAGGGGTAAAAAAGCATGTGCCCCCGCGTCACACCTCTGGTTGAAAAAGAAAAATGGAACCATGACCAAAGGGTCTGTGAAAATCGGCGAGGGTCAGTACGGGAAAGTGTTCCGTGGGTGTATCGATGACACGTGTGAAAAGTATATCGTCTACAAAGAAATCAGAACACCTTCGTTGACTGAAAAGACGAACAACGTACCCCTCGCGAAATTTAAGAATGCGGTCGACCGGATCAATCCGAAAATGGAATATGATATCGCGAAAAAGTTGGAAGGGTTTGGTGTTCCTAAGATGTATCTCTACAAGACATGCGACAACAAAGACATCCTCTACTCTGAATACATCAAGGGTAAAGAATTGGCCGATTGGTTAGAGTACCAACCCAGTCTCCCTGCAGTTAAATCGGTCATGGCACAGGTCATCTACAATCTGTACCGGATCCACCAAAAGTATCCAGGGTTTCGTCATCATGACCTCCACGCTCGAAACATCTTAGTGCGTCCAGTTCCAGTGAAGGACCTGAAAATAAAGGGGACCACGATGTCGAATGCGGGATTTGAAGCTGTCTTGATTGATTTTGGGTTTTCTGTCTTCCCACGAATTAAGAATCCTCTCATCAACGCTAACAACTATAAGAACATCGGTATCTCGAGAAAGTCGGACAAACATTATGATTTACACTATTTCTTGAATTCTATGCACGACATGGTTCGTCAACCACGAACACGATCGGAACGTGCGGTGAAAACATTCATCGAGAACGTGTTACCCACGAATTACTTGGTGACCAATTCAAACGTCGTCAAGAATTACAGACTGAGGGGTGGCAAGACTGTGAATCTCAGTTTCGAGGAGGTTCTCTCCAAGCCTTTCTTCACGGATAAGAAGAGCGCACCACTGCTCCCAACCCCAAAACCCCAAAAACCGGTGGTCATCGCACCACCGCCTAAGAAGAAAACACCCGTAAACCAATCAGCTGCGATGGCGCGAGCCATTGTTGTCATGAAGATGGGAAAAATGAAACCATTAAAGAAGCGAAAACCTGTTTACGGGACCAATGGCACGGGTGGACTCGTAAACAATTAAATCAATTGTAGGACACGGACAGGTGTTTAACGGTCGAGGCCGCTGATTACCCTGATGGAAACGGAAAGGATCAACGCGTCGAGTAGGCTGTTGATGGGTTTGAGGACAGTGATGTGTTTCACGAGAGACGTGTTCCACACCACACGGAGGATGAAGGTGCTGATGAGAATAGATAACACGAAGATGAGAATCTCGCGAATCATATCAGACCTGTTTTCAGACTTGAGAATATTACCGAACATTTATTACTTACTGATATTTTTTTCTGCGTACTCTATAGATGTCTAAAACTAAAGAACTCCCTCTGACTGGGTCAGAGAATAAATTTACAAACCGTCGATGGGGATCTTCGAAGGGTATAACGGGTAACAATTGTTACGCCTACGCCGTAGGTGATTATCAATCTTTCAGGTGGCAGAAATCCATACCGGGTGATCGCTCTGGGTTATCTAACCTCCCACACGATTACACCAAATGCGACGATCTTCCTAAGCGCGTTGTTTCAGACAACCCCAAGTCTATCTACAAAGTGAACGGGGATGAAAAGTGTAAAAAGGGGTATTTCAAGATCATGATGTTTGTATCCTCGGGTAGACCAAGAAACTACATTCGCCAAGGTGATTTCCACTTTTACAAGCAGCACGGTGTCATCGAATACAAAGTCAGAGTGGGGGATACAGCAAAGTCTGTCGCCGCGTTTTTTAAGATTCCTGAATCGAGGGTAAAAAAAGCGGGAAAGTTCGTAGTCGGTAATCGTATAGTGTTTAAGGCGAATGTGTTCAGTCATAAACGTGGGTGGGCTACTGGTCCATTATTAGGTGACGCTAATGGTAAGGTGATTAAGGACCCTCGTACAGCTTCTAGGAATTACAACGAGTTAAACTACGATAAATACTGTAGCTCATTCTGTGTAAAAGACATTGGTATTAAAGTCGGTAAGACTCATCCCAAAGTCCGATAAAATACTGTCGACGTCTAAAGCAGTATCCGCGTCGAACGATATATCAAACAAGTCAAGTACAGAGAGTATCGATTCTTCATTCATGGAAACGACATTCGAAACTTGTGTATAGTTATTGTGTATCGTGACGTTAATCTTAAATTGAGAAACGTCAAAAACCTTTCTACACGTGGGGCATGTATTTTTACCTTGTGCCTTCCATCCCTCTAGACAGTGTGTGTGAAATATATGTCCGCATCGAATCGGTGGATTGGTCCTCGTTGACCTGACATCCGCTAGACATATAGAACACGTAGACATTCTGGAGTATGGGTGTAAAGTTTTTTTGGGTATTTCGCTCACCTAATAAATATCGGGAACTGCGAGAAGTGGTTTGTCACAAGTCTTGCAATTCGCCTTACCCTGTTGCTCCTGAACCGCCGAGAGAAGTTGGGGTCCCTGCTTCTGGAGAAGCTGCCTATACGAATAGTTATCCTCGAACGAGATACCATTCTGTTTCATCACATAGTTGTTAAACAGTTGGGCTGACGAATTAATCGTGAAACAGCGCCCATCAGCCATGCCAAGTCGTTGCGACATCTTTATTACTATAAATTTAGAAATTAATTTGTCGGTTGGTGATTGTTTTGACCCATGACTCAAAACCCTTTTTCTTTAGATGATTCACAAAGGGGTCACATTTGTACCCCAAATATATATCAAAAACATCAGTCTCTTCTGTGCGCGACACTCGAATTTCGGGATTCTCGTTGATGTGTTGATTGATGATGTTATAGCCAAAAGCAATCTCCTTGAGTGTTTCGGCACCCGTGATGATAATCTTTCCTGTACTGAAGATACTACACGTGATCGTTTTCATGTCGTGCGCAGGTTTAAACTTAATCTTCACCGCAGAGTATCGATCGGGTTCGAAAGATACGTTGAAGATATCACTGTAACGCTCAAACCATCTGGTCACCTCCATGAGATTCACGTTGTGATTGAGACTAAAGTTCGAGTTGATCATGACAACTCGGAAAGAATCAATCGGTGCGGTCACCTCCAAGTCAAGAAAAGTCTTGAAGATGTACATGAGCTGCGTGATGATGCGCTTACAGTCAAAGAGGTCACAGCATCCAGCGACTTGAATACTTCCATTTGGAAAAACTTTGATCGACTTGGTACTGTACGAGTCATGGTAAGTCAACGTCACCTGATTGTAAAAAGTCGTGGGTTTCAATTTCCATTCAAATCCATTCATCGTTTTCGAATCGGGTCCACAGCGTTTCATCTTATACGTTCCGATATCTTCGAAAACGGCTCGAAGACGTTTAATGTCGATGTTTTGGACAAAACTAGAAACCATCGTGATCGTGGTGATTTTAATCCACGAAGGTCTCAGTGCATCTGGGAGTGCGTTCCTAAACTCATCTATAGTGAGTAAATAGGAAAACGAATTATTCGCGAGAGTCGTATACATTTGGTGTGTGAATGATCTTCACAACTTAGGTGTTTAAAGAATATATTCTTTATCTTCGTATATGACCTCCTTCTTTAAATCTGCAAAAGTTGTTCATGATGTTGAATCCGATCTCACTTACGTGGAAATCGTGTACGAAACGTATTCTCGAAAGAGTGGGGGGTACGAAACGCTCACCGATTACATGAACACAGAACCCCTAGCGGACTGGGAGATTTTTCAGAGTAAAAAACAGACCATCACGTACTTGAAATTTTTGGAAATCATGGTGTCCAAGACTATCGAGGTTCGACAGCGAATGGCCGAATTGGCTCTCGAAAACATCTTATCCTATAAACGGGCCATCCGAGTATACGTTCGTCTCGCGCACACGACTAAAATTCTAGATCCCAGCTTCCAACCACCCATTATCAATATGAAAAGTGCTTGGCAGAGAGAGTACATCATCAATTTATGTAAAAAGTTTATCGGTCATTCCATCGAAGAATGTACCAAGTTAGACCGTCTCGAATATTTTACCGACGTCTTAAGTATACTAGAACGAGAGCCATAGACGTCACGAGGATCATGATACCGACATATGGAACTCGAGTCTCGTTCGAGACGCCAACCTTCACGCGCTTCGAAGAATCACACGTGAACCCAGGATCTATGTTCCTTCTGGGATGAATCACCGTAAACGCACCCGATGGACCATTCGCCGTTTCGCACAAGGCGTACCCACAGTACACACTCTCGTCAGCACCCATTATACCACCGCTACTCGCGGGAGTTTTAGAAAAAGAATCGAAATTATCGTTTTGTCTCACACCACCTGGAAGGGAAAAATCGTGCATGACAAATGGATTAATGTCGTTAATAGAATCCTCGTCGCTGAGCCTCATAGTACTATTAGTTCAGATTATATTTTTTATCGTTCATTTTGTATCGGTGCGTTTCCCACATCATATCCAAATCCACGTTCAACATGTGCGCCAACTGGAAGAGGTAACTGAACACATCCCCCATTTCCATCATCACATCAGTACCTCGGTCCTTCTTCAGATTTGTCTTCTTGTACATCTTTTTGTATTGACGAATCGCCGAGGCGAGTTCCCCGACTTCTTCAGAGAGTAAAAGCCACACGGTATCTACGGGAGCTCTGTCCCACCCCTTTGATTTACATACTTTCGTCGTTTCATCCTTGTAATAGTTCAAACTCATGACTTACTCTTTCTTCGTCTGTACCCTTTAATTGATACCGATCTTGTTGTTGTATGGAATCTTTTTTCCAGCCGTACTCGTGTTGATGGGTTGGTCGAGAGGTATGCTCGTGGTGTCTATGTCATTCACGTACGCGATGTATTGGGAAACACCCGTCTGAATCTGTGAGAGTGCCGTCTCGATGACTCGCATGTTCATGGTCTTCACCTGTCTGTTCACATCCATGTGATGGTTCCCAGAGTTGTTGATGAACACCATACGCATGATACCGTACAGATCATCGGGGTTTTGGTAATCGATCGATATACCAGTACGATCCTTAAACGCCTGACGAATTCCACGCTGAAGCATATTTTTGTTAAATTCAGAAAAGAAGAGCGTATTCAATGGTGTCTCACACTGCTTAATAGAATTCAGGTGAAGATTACTCATTTATATACCGCTCGAAAAAAAAACTGTGTCACTATTAAATGATGAACTACTCAGACTTTGACAAGGCGTACGCCTCTGGTCCAGACACGGTCGACTTGATGCCTTGTACCCCACCCACTTGTTTTGTCGGATCATACGCCCCAGTCACGAAGGCTGGTGAACAGGGTCCCTTTTATGTGAACACGTATCTTCTTCAACCCGATCGTAGTATGGGGGTTCTCGGCCCCACCACTGTTCGGAGCTCTGACTTGAGCTGTAAGAAGTAAGTTAAAAATAAAATTAGAACTTTAGGTATATGAGGGTCACTAAACGCTCAGGTCGTATTGAGGATATGAAGTTTGATAACGTCACCAATAGGATCAAGAATTTAACATATGGACTCTCCGAAAATTGCGACTCCTCGAAGGTCGCCCAACAGGTGTTCTCGTCCATGTACGATAACATCACCACTCAAGAAATCGATACACTCTCCGCTGAGATTTGTATCGGGATGCTCACCTCCGACCCCGATTATGAAACCCTGGCGACTCGTATCATCGCGAGTAACATTCAGAAGGTGTGTCCCAACAACTTTCATCTCGCGATGCGTAAACTTCACAAGGCGGGGGTCGTCACAGATGAAGTCGTCGAAGTGGCTCAAAAAGTTAAGGAACACATAAAAAATGATCGCGATTTCGATTTTGGATATTTCGGTCTCAAAACACTCGAGAAAGGGTATCTCCAGCGCGTCGACGGTACACTCATCGAGACCCCCCAGTTCATGTTCATGCGCGTTTCCATCGGTATTCACGGTAAAGATATTCCCTCCGTTCTCGAGACGTACGATAAGATGTCTCAGGGCTACTTCATTCACGCCACACCCACCCTCTTCAACGCCGGTACCCCTCGTCCACAAATGAGTTCATGCTTTTTGATTTCAAATAAAAGTGACTCGATAGACGGAATTTACGGAACTTTGACTGAGTGTGCCCAAATCAGTAAATGGGCAGGTGGCATCGGGATGCACATCCACAACGTCCGAGCCAATAAGTCAAAGATTCGAGGTACGAACGGTCAGTCGGATGGTGTCATTCCCATGCTCAGAGTCTTCAACGCCACGGCACGCTACGTGAACCAGGCAGGACGTCGTAAGGGGTCTATCGCGGTATACATGGAACCGTGGCACGCGGATATCATGGACTTTCTCGAAATTCGTCTCAATCAGGGTGACGACGAGGCACGGTGCCGCGATCTCTTCTCCGCGATGTGGATTCCTGACCTCTTCATGAAACGGGTCGAGGAAGGTGGGAAGTGGTCCCTCTTCTGTCCCGACAAGGCTCCCGGTCTCGCGGACTGCTTCGGTGACGAGTTCGAGGCCCTGTATACCAAGTACGAAGAAGAGGGTCTCGCCAACGCGACCGTTCCCGCGGGTGACGTCTGGAAAGCCATTTTGAAGAGTCAGACAGAGACCGGAACACCCTACATGCTCTACAAGGATGCCTGTAACGCCAAGAGTAACCAGAAGAACTTGGGGGTCATTAAGAGTTCCAATTTGTGCACAGAAATTTTAGAATTTACCGACAAGGATGAAACAGCCGTGTGTAACCTGGCCTCCCTCGCCCTCCCCAAATACGTAAACAAAGAAACCAAATCTTTCGAGTACGAGAAACTCCATGAGGTCACGAAAACAGTCGTAAAGAACCTGAATCGGGTCATAGACCGTAACTTTTACCCTGTCGAAACGGCTCGACGCTCCAACATGAAACACCGTCCCATCGGTATGGGTGTCCAAGGTCTCGCGGACGTGTTTAACATGTGTGGTCTCCCTTTCGACTGTGAAGAGTCTCGTCTCATGAACGCCCACATCTTCGAGACGATGTACCACGCAGCCCTCGAGGCTTCCTCAGAACTCGCAGAAGTGGAGGGGTCCTATGAGAGTTTCCAGGGGTCACCAGCATCCCAGGGTATCCTCCAACCCGACATGTGGGAGGGTGAAACCAAGTTCAGCGGTCGCTACGACTGGGACGCCACGCGTGAACGCGTGAAAACTAAGGGTCTCAGGAACAGTCTTCTCATGGCCCCCATGCCCACCGCCTCGACCGCCCAGATCTTAGGGAATAACGAGTGTTTCGAGCCGTACACGACCAACATTTACCTGAGACGTACCCTCGCGGGTGAGTTTGTCGTGGTCAACAAACACCTGGTGGATGATCTCAAAAAAGTGGGTCTCTGGTCAAAAGAAATGAAAGATCTCATGGTGAAGGCAGGTGGGTCCATCCAAAATATCGTGGACATCCCAGAAGATATCAAAAAGCTCTACAAGACCGTATGGGAAATCAGTCAGAAGTGTATCATCGACATGGCTGCCGACCGTGGGCGATTCATCGATCAGTCTCAATCCATGAACCTTTTCGTGGAGAGTCCCACGATGTCCAAATTGTCCTCGATGCACATGTACGCGTGGAAATCGGGTCTCAAGACGGGTATGTATTATCTCCGATCCAAGGCCAAGGCTCGACCGATTCAATTCAGTCTGGAACCTGATTGTGTGGCGTGTTCTGCTTAAAGTTTTGACCTGTATATGAAATAGAAAGACATGGAAAATCTCCAAATCAACCAATACAATAACCGAAAAATAGTCATCACGACCAAGCAGGGTACACCGTTCCGTCTTCAGTTTCCTCGTATGTACATGCCCTTCGGTGTTTCTGGATTCACACCCGAGGTGGGTCCCACCAAGTATAACATCGATTTCGCGGTCAAAGGATACGACGAAGACGAGAGCTACATGAAGAAGTTTTATGAATCTCTCAGAAAGATTGAAGATCAGATCATCGATTCGGTCGTAGACCAGAGTGTCGAAATTTTCGGTAAACCCATGACCAAAGATGAACTCATACCCATGTTTAACTCAAATCTGAAAATGTCCACAGATCGTGAACCAAAGTTTCGCGTCAAGGTCGACACAGATATGGAAGATACGATCAAGGCTTCGGTCTATAATTCAGATAAGAACCCGATCAAAGATTTGGTCACGAACGGTCTCTACGCAAGGAATTCAGGGCATGCTATCGTGGAACTCAATAGCGTGTATTTCTTGAATAAGATGTTTGGGTGTACCTGGAAGTTATATCAGCTCGTCGTATACGAGCCACAAAATTTAAAAGGGTTTCAGTTTGTCGTTTAGGCGACAGGTAACATAGGCATACGCTGTCCCCGAGCGTTGAGACGGAAGTTTCCACCACGGGGGCCAACCATCACAGGAGCCCCAGCCTGAACACCTACAGCCATCGCACCCATCTGGTTCGCAACCCTCGTCTGAGCCTGGTTCAGTTTCGCGGTTCCGAAGGAGATCGCGTTTTTAGTCATCTGGTTCGCCTTCGCCTTGGCCGCTACCCTCGCCTGGTTCGCCATATTCCTCGCCATACCTTTCGCTTCTGCGGCGGCACCCTTAGCCGCGCTCTTGGCTGCTGAGGCAGCACCTTTCATAGCCATTTTCGCGAACATCGCAGCCATCTTTAGTTATATACAGTACTTATATTTTTTTTATGCTGGAGGTGGAGCCATGTTAGGAGGCTGGCCGGAAATCTGAGACACCACATTAGTTCCCATCTGATTCAGAAACGCGGGTGTTGGTTTATAGTTGCGACCACTCGAGGTGTTCACGTACGATCCACCGTTAGCCCCTTGCATGATCCGTCGTCCTTGTGTATCAAGGTAATTCGTAGGAACGTTCGCGTTAAACTGAAGACCCCTGGAAATCGCAACCTGTTTCGCCTTCTCGAGAGCCTGCGCCTGCGCCTGTTGTACCATGGCGAGTGCCTGCTCATGCGCCCTCTGCGCCATCGCGTACCCCTGAGACTGCGCCATCTCCGCCAAGGATTTACCGCGGGCCCTGGCCATAGCAGAGTTACCGTTTAGGGCCTTCACGTTGGCGTTGTTGGCGGGTCGGGTGCCGTTGTTCACCTTCACGTTATTAGGTACTTGGCCCTGATTGTTCGAAGCCATTATTACTTTTTGACAACATTTTTATTCATCATTAAAATTCTATATATCGTCTGAGCCTCCTTCAGTAATTTACCCTGTATTCTGGTAAATTCCTTTGGGTCTAATCCTAGTTTCACTTTAGCGACTTTCACAGCGTCTTCCCAGCGCTTGAGAGACATCTTTACTTATTATCTTTGATTATTTTTTTGTAGGTCTTGGTACCCTTGGAAGGCACGAGATAGAACACACCCTTCTTATCAGCCTTCTCCTTGGCGAGATCAATAAACGCCTGGAACTTGGGGTTCTTCTTGAGGGACTTCTTAGCCGCCTTACTCGCGGCCTTGGACACGATGCGCCCATCCTTCATCATCAAGTCCTTCTTCGCGAGACCACCGGAGGTCGCGTCAGCGTTACCGTGGAAAACTTCAGCGCGGGAACCAATCATCTTTATCTTACGCTTTGAAAATTTTCTTGATGTCCAGAATTGAAATCTTAGCCGATGTCCTGCGCACAGGAATTTGATTTTCAATTCGTTCATCGTTGAGGACTTTTGAACACACGATCGATTTGTGTCCCTGAAGCGCCATCATCTCCTCCTCGACACTCACAAAACGGTCACACTCCTTGTACACCAACTTCTTGACGTATACAGGTTGGGTCTGACCCGTTCGGTGGCTCCTCCCGATCGCCTGTAGTTCAGTCGCGGGGTTCCATGATGGGGCCGTGATATACACCCGCGTCGCCTCTTGGAGGTTCAGACCCTGGCCACCCGCCTTGATCTGGATGATAAACACCGCACCGGGGGCAGCCTTCTTGAACCCCTCAATCTGTCCCACGCGTTCCTCCTTCGGAACCGACCCATCGATGCGGTACACGGGTCTCTTCAGATTCTTCTGGATGTGGTTCATCTCACCCCTGAACTGACAGAAAATGAGCGCCTTCTCACTCGGGTGGCTCTCGACCAGCTCGAAGAGGGTCTCCATCTTCTTCGAACGTCCCACCCATTTTTCACTCTGTGTTCCAGTTTTCTTAGCCACACCGTCGATATACATCTGCGGCCATATCATCACCTGTCGCGCCCTCAACAAACACTCAAGGATCACCATATTCTTCGCGTTGAGACTCTGGGCATCTCGGAAGGCATCTCGGATCGTCTCCTGTGCCTCGAGAAACACCATCTCGTACAACTGCTTCTCATCGGGGTACATGTCCATTTCCACATTCTCGAAGTAACACGGAGGTAGTCTCAAACGCTCGTTGATCTTGGCCAGGTCATCCTTCGTTCGACGGAGGATGTAGATATCTTTGATCTTGTTCGTCATTCCCTGCACGACAACCTTCGAGAGTCCCAAAAACGCACACAGGGAAACGAAATCCTCGATGGAGTTGAACACCGGCGTTCCAGTCACGATCCACTTGATCTGCGTCTGTAAACGACACACACTCTTGAACAACTTGGATTTACCGTTTCGAATCTCGTGGGCTTCATCTAGTATGACCCTATCCCACTGGACCATATGGAGGGGGGTCTTCGTATCAGCCTTCGCCCCCTTCACAGTCAGGAGTGTATACGGCGCGAGAGTCACGTCAGCCTCATTGATTCTCCGCTCTGGACCATCATAGATGTTGATGCTCAAGGTAGGTGCGAATCGGTTGATTTCTTCCGCCCACTGGGTGATGATGGATTTCGGAACGATGATGAGTGTCCGGGGTTTTGGGTTTCCGAGCATTGTCGCGATTAACTGGATGGATTTTCCAAGGCCCATTTCGTCCATTAACATACCTCCTTTGGGTCCAGAGGTTTGCGCCTCCATCGTCAGGAGGAATAAGACCCCTTCCCTTTGGTATGGTGCGAAGAGGCGCCCGTTGAGGGTGTTCTTAGCGCGGTTGTATTGTTCTTCGATAGTCATTTTGAATTGATTTTCTCATGTTTCTATTTCAACTTAGGTAGGTAATCTAAAAGTTTTGATGCTATTTTCTCCGTCACCATGATGTACTCATAGTCGAACGGTTCACTCGCTTTGAACTCCACGACCTTATAGTGAAAGGGGGGTTCCAGTAAAAGGATAGGCTTCTTCAACTTCTCATAGTGTGCCTCGGTAAACTCACTTTTCTTAAAGTCATCCCAGTTCAGTGGACTCCTTCCTCCATTAAAGAGACTGATGTTCCTGGAACGAAGGTGGTCGAGAACGTTTTGAATTTCAGCGGTCGTCATGATTTGTTAGGTTATGGGAGAATCTCTTCGACTTAGGTTATCCGTTTTGGGACAAACTCAAAAATATATTACTATGAAAAAAAATATAAGTTGTGAAGACATAAAAGATTTTTCCTTATAGTGAAATTAAAATTTTATCTCGTGTCCCAAAAACTTTGTAAAACCCGAAAAAAAATTGGTTCTATATCTAAACATGGTAATAAGTGGCAACTTATGTGTAAGGGTGAATATATAGGATCATACAATTCAAAAGAAGACGCAGAAAAGGCTCGAGAAGCCCTTCAATCATCGATGTAGAAATCTTCCTCGGGGAGTACTTCAATTTCACATACGACTGGGGGTAGCTCCTTCTTCTTACGTGGTCTCTTTACCTTCTCTTTCTCTTTCGGACACTCATCCAAATGTTCTCTGAAATACAAAACGCGTTTCCAGAACGCATCCATGACTGGAAGGTATTTATCGAACCATTCACGATCACGAGGAACGATGGTAACGTCAAACACTTCAGGCTTCGGAAAAGTAATCTCATATGGCGCATACTGGATAAAAAAACAGCTCTCTACGTCCATAATTGACATGCATACCTGGATTTGCGCCTGATAGCACTCGGGTACCAATCCTGCCTGTATGACGCGGCGCAGTGGACATTTAACCTCAATTAAACAGTTGGATTCCGTAAGACCGTCGGGACTTCCACCGAGCCATGGATATTTTTCATGGGGAATTAATCCGAGCTCATGGACCTTTTCTCCGTACCTCTCTTCAAACAATTGTATAGCGACCGGCTCTAACTTGGTCCCGTGTGCGGTCGCCTCATTGCCTAGAAAAGGTTCACCCAATCCACACTTTTTACGAAGTAAATCGTCTGGCGATTGGTACTGGTTCGCCCCTATCGCCGCTGCACAGTCACTGGCTGTCAAGAGATTGCCACGTAATTTTAACCAAGCCTCGCTTCTCTGTTCATCGAATTCAAGGTCCAAAAGCCTCTTAACATTAGGATGCATCTTTCTTAGGTTAGTGTGGCACGTAACTTTTAAGTTGTTCGAAGAAGAGTCTCGCCGCATTTTGTTCAGCCTGTTTTTTACTCTTCGCGAACCCTCGACACATGAACTGGTTATTGACGTAAATGTCTATGTAAAAGATTCCTTCATGGTGTGAAAAGACTCGATATTCAGGGAGTTGCCATGAATTGACTTGGCAGTACCGCATGAGTTTATCCTTGAAGTTATCGTCGATCATGATAGAATTCATGTCCACGAACGTGGGGTCATTGTATATTCTGAGGACGAACTCTTTCGCGTGGAGGAGTCCGAGATCCATGTAGAGGGCGCCGATGAGGGCTTCGAAAACATCTTCGAGAATCTTGGGATTCGTGTTCCACCCGTTCCGCATTCCCTTCTCGTCCATGATGACGAGTTTCTCGAGATGCAGTATTTTAGCTATACTCGCCAATGTTTCACCACGAACGAGCTTTGTACGAGCTTTCGTGAGGAAACCTTCTTGACGACTTTCGTATTTATCGAATAAGAATTTAGTGATGATGAACCCGAGGACTGAGTCCCCGATAAATTCAAGAGTTTCAAACGATTCTGTGAATTGTGGATACTCTTTGAGAGCGGACTTATGCATGAATGCCTTTTGGTACAAATCAAGGTTTTTGATCTTTGTACCAACAAGTTGTTCGGCGGCTTCCTTGGTAAGGAAAGTCACCATGTTTAATAGAGTATGTTTTTCTTTTTTAAGCCTCCTTCTTAATGTAATGAGGAGACAGGTACTTCTGGAGGTTGAGGTAGGTCACGACGACATCCGCAGGCGGGGCGAGTAGGTCACGAAGCTTCTCGTCGAGGATAATCTGACGACCGTTCTCGGGGTGCTTGAGACCCTTCTCGATGATGTACTTATTGACGAACTTGGTCACTTCGGAGCGGGAGATGAGTTCATCGGCTGGAAGTTCGAGAAACTCGCGTAACTTAGGGGTCACATCTTGCTTACGGTTGAAGCCGTTGTTGGCGGCGCGGGCCTTGGCTTTCTCACCGTCGGGATCTTCCTGGGTGTTCTTGATCTTACGAATGAGCTTGGTGAGGGTCTTCACTTCAGCGCGGAGAGCAGTGAGTTCGGTTTTAATGGATTCCTCGAGAGACATTATATCTATCTTAGGAGCTTCGTCTTTAAGTCACAATAACAGGAGGAAAATACCCGCTAAAACGACCGTCATGTATATAAGGATTTTCATGTGGAAATCGAGGTTCACGGTCTTCTTCTTCTCGACCCAAGGATTCATGGGACGCTTGATTATCCTGAATGGGTATTTTCCAGGACACCCACCAGCACAGCAGTCGGGAGGACATGGAATGACTCGTGGTCCTCGTCGCACGCCACAGAATTGTTCCATGGTGTCTTCGTAGGCATAACACCTGCATTCGTCGATAACGTTACAGACCATATTATTATATAACGATATATTAATGGATGAAAAAAGTTATTCAAAGGGGGCCATAGAAAAGTTCACGAACGAAAATTTATTTTTTAAAGATGAGAAACTTAAAAAATATTTCGAGAGGGACGAACCGAGGGATCTGGGTAAATTTAGGTCTCGCGTACAAACTACGTTTCCCAACGAGACCTTTGAAAAGATCATGTACGTCCTGGTGACTGATTCCATTCGGGACATACTTCTGGACACGATCGGTGAACTCACGGAAACATTCAAGGTATCTGGTGACCTCATCGTGAGTGGTGGCGAAGCGTTCAATCTGTACGTCGAATTTAATGACCGAATCATCACGAGTGATATCGACGCGAAATTCGTTCCTCACATTCGGTTGGATGAGAAGTATTTCGGGAAACTCCAGGCACTTAAACTACTACTCTGGGAAGAACTCGGGAAACAAGCGAAAAAGTTGAACACGCGAATCAAGAATCGGATACTCTCGATGCGAACGAAATACCCCAAAGTGTTTAAATATGTGGGTATAGGTTTCAAGAATTCTGGACCGTGCGTGACGAGGCGCTACACACTCATCAAGAAGAAGAAGACGACTGATACGAATAAACCAGGGAAAGGTGATGTTTTCATCGATGTCGAACTCTTCGCGTTAGACTTGAATAGTAGATTCTTCTCACCTGGGAGTGGCAGAATTACCGATTCGATCATAGGTGGTATATTGGATATCCCGTTCATGCGACCTAAAGAATTCGGATACGAAGTGGCGCAGACCAAACGTAAAGGTACTGTGTATCGAAATCCATTGACTGGAAAAATCACGAATAACCAGAGTATATACATCGCGAGTAAAGAATTCTTGATCGAGGACATTTATCTCATGCACAAGCTCAAACTTCGACCCGAGAAGAAGGAGAAGGATCGACGTCGTCTCGTGAAACTGGGACAACTCTTCAACCCTTCTGTCTCGGCGAGTGACTCGATAGATGTCATCTACAAAAAGGTCAGGCGCAAAATACTTGGGACTAAATCGAGGACACCCACGAAACAGGGTACCGTGAACATTCGTAAAGCTACAAAAGTTCGTGCGAACGCGTATAAAAAGTATACCAGTGAACCTTCGAATGAACGTCTTTCCAAGCAGATCGTCCATGGGTTGAAACCCGTCACCAATAACACGAAGGTGGAGGGATTCGAAAAGTCGTACGGAAACAAGAGATTCAATTTGAACACACTCAAATGGAAAAATGCGAAAAATACAGCATACGTGAAGAATGAGTTCCCACTTCGCCCGACACAGGCGATGCCTTTACCCAATACCATAAACGTTACCAAAACATTGTACGGCTACAATCCCAGCAGAGACGCGTGGATAAATAAGAGGGTACTGAACGAAGCCGCGGCCATACCATTTATTGGTTTAAAGAAGTGATACATAAATATACCATAATGTTTTACAGTTCCCCCTCCAAAGGTGCCGATGGTCTTTATTTCGTGAAGGCTTCTACCGATGAAAAGTCAAAGTGTTTCATTCAACTGAATAACGTCAAAGTATCTGAAGTATCAGGCGAAATGGTTTTCGACGTCGTCTCAGAGGAGAATACCCAGAAGATTACTGATGTGCAAACCACCAACCTCTCGGCAGCCGAAGAAAACTGTGAAGAGTGGTTTGGTAAGAAACTTTCCTCGACTGTTTTGAGTGGCGCGTATCAGAGCGCCGTGTCCGATGGTCAGATGACGGCTGATATCATCACCGAACCTCGAGTCCGTGTGTTCAACAAGACCCATGAACCCCTCGACTTTGATGTCGTCCAGCCAGGAAAGACCTGTGACCTCCTCGTGGAGTTTGCTGGAATCTGGTTCGCCAAGAAAGCCTTTGGTGGTCACTGGAATATTGTCCAGGTTAGGGTACACGAGGACCCTCCCGTCGTGGAAGATGTTTACCCAGAAGAATATGCTTTTGATGATGAAGTCGAAACTCCACAATAAAAAAAATTTGTTACTAATATATAAACTATGATGAAGGGTCGTACTCAGCAGATTCTGATGATCACCGCCGTCGCTGTTGTCGTCTACCTCTTATTTGCCATGAACAGCCGATCCAATTATTCCGTGAACGAGAAGGAGTACAGTCTCTTCGGAGCTGCCCCCTCTACTGGTCCTTCCCCGGGTATGCAGAAGGGTACTGGTCTCGCCTCGTCCCTTCTCCCCCGTGAGGTTGCTTCGAAGGAGGATTTCGGTCAGTTCGCCCCAGAGGATATTCTCAAGGGTCAGAATTTCCTCGAGCCCCGTAAGCAGATCGGCTTCCCCGAAACCATCGGTGGTGCCCTCCGCAACGCGAACCAGCAGATCCGTAAGGACCCTCCTAACCCCAAGGCGCCGTTCGTCTGGAACAACTCCACCATCGTCCCTGATACCATGCAGCGCGGTTTGTGCGCTTAAAGAGTAGGTCTTTAGTAATATAAATGACTTCCGTTCCGAGTGACCTCTCCGAGAGTGTTTCAAAATTAGTGGAACTCACGAAACAACTCACCGAAGCGAAATCTGATATCAAAATTCTTAGTCAAGAAGAAAAACGTCTCAAAGAAAATGTGAAAAAGACCATGGTCGCTCAGGGTATCGACACCATCAATCTCAGGAAGGGTAAGATCAGTCTACGCAAAAGTATACGTAAGGCTGGTATGAATAAAGATGCGATAAAGGAGGGTCTTCTTACGTTTTTTGGGGGTGACGAAGCTAAAGTCGAGGGGGCTTTAAATGCGATCCAGGATACGCTTAAAGTGAAGGAGTCCACCTCTCTCTCATTAACTGGTATAAAGGACAAGCCCGAGAAAGAAAATAAGTAGAAGCCACAATGGTTTGGAGTCAATACGTTGATGAAGCGACCATTGGGTTTGATGCCTACGTCAGTGATGACGATGAATTTAATGAACACACTCCTCTGAATATCGAAGACTGGGAAGTCGAATACTCAGATGAACTGCATATGATGTGGAATACGATACAGACGCTGTTGTATGACGCGCGACTTGAACACACGGGTAAATTCTGTGATTTCGTCGAGTTTTGTTACGTCGCACACGACGATATCGAATGGGAATATCCAGAACACGAGGAAAGTCTGGTGCATGTCTGGAAACACGTCAGACGGGTCATAAACGCGAATGGACTCCACGAGGAAATGATGAGAGGTGCGACGTTCGAGCATTTCCTATCTTTCGGTAAAAATTATATGGGTATATACTAAATGCTTCCCGATATCACAACCCAAAAAGTCGCCATCCCTGCCGCTCTTTTTATCGCACTGAGCCCCGGACTTCTTCTCAAGACCGACGGCTCATCCGTATCCTTCATGAACAGGAAGACCGATCAAATGTCCGTCTTTTTCCACGCGCTCGTCTTCTTTCTCGTGTACAGTCTCTTAGCCAAGGCTCTGGGTCTCGTCCTCACGCAGACCGATCTCGTCGTGACCACGGCACTCTTCGTCGCCTTGAGCCCTGGTCTTCTTCTTACACTCCCCCCCGGTGTCGGTGGTGTGTTCATGTCGGGACAGACCAGTGTCGAGTCTGTGATGACGCACACGGTCGTGTACGCGGTTATTTTCGCGCTTTTACGACGTCAATTTCCTCAATTCTATTAAGTAGGAAGATGAAGTATCTCGTGTTGGGTCCTGCGTCCATGGGTATATATTCACTCGTGGGGTGTTTAAAAGCACGTGAGTCTTCTCTCGCAGATATCAGTGAGATATCTGGTTCTTCTGCGGGTGCGATCCTGACCCTCTTTTTGGCGATGGGGATGTCCGTCGATGAAATTATGAAGGTATGTATCGACCTCAATATTCCCAGTTACGTAAAAATACGCTTGGGAACATTTTTTAATAAATTTGGTTTCGTGACGATGGAACCGATCCGTAAAAAATTAGTAAAAATATGTGGATCTGATCCAACTTTCGCTGAAATACACATGAAAATTTACATATCGGCGTATTGTTTAAACACGTCTGAAACTGTATACTTTTCAAAGGATACACACCCTGATATGAAGGTGATCGACGCGGTCTGTATGAGTATGGCTGTTCCTTTCATATTCGCGTGTGGAAAATACGATGGGTTTACGTTCGTGGATGGTGCTACGAAAGAAGAATACCCACTGACGCCGTTTATGAATAAAAAGGCGCACGAAATCACGTGTATACAGGTCAAAACGGGTACAATATTCCACGAGACTATCGACACCCCAAAACAATTTGTGGACATCCTCGTGCGCTCGGCACTTTCCAACAGGGTGTCGTATAACATACCAATCAATGTGATAAACATACACGTCGGTGATACGGACGTATTCAATTTCAATATGTCTTATGAAGAAAAAATACAATTATATAATTTGGGACATTCTTCCCGATAATACTTTTTTTGTTAGTTTAATATAAATGACTGAAGCGTGTGACCCAGACGCTGACATAGAAACCCTCAGACAAATGATAAAGATGCATGCTGGGGAAGAAATTAAACTAACAAGGAAACAGATATGTGATGCGTATGATAACATACACGCCAGTAAACTCCCTCTGCCTCCCCTTGTCATGACATCTGATCGAACCTATTTACTCGACAGAGCGTCTCCTCTGAAACACACCGACTACGAACTTCTTTTTGATTCGGCGACGAAACGAACTGATTTGAAAAGAATCGCGCGTAGGGTTGGTCTCACGTCACAGATTGAGCAGATGACGAAAAAACAATTGGTGGATGCGATCGGTAAACGTTTGAGGTACATGAAAATCCGTGAACCTGTTAAACTCGTGACGAAGCGTATCATCAAAACCACCACAGCAGTGAAGAACACCACAGCAGTGAACAACAAGGTCGTGAACAACGGCGCTAAGGCTGAGGCCGTGAACAACGGAAACGGGAACCGGGTCATGAACAACGGAAACGGGAACCGGGTCATGAACAACGGGAACCGGGTCATGAACAACGGGAACCGGGTCATCAACAACGGAAATGGAAACAGGGTCATCAACAACGGAAACGGGAACCGGACCACGAATCTTTCGGGTAACAAGAAAGGTGTGAATATCAAGGTGAATCAAACTACTGCTACCGCATCCCTCAGTTTCCCAAATAAGTTAAAATTCCAACCTTCATTCATTACTTCTACTACTAGACGTAACAATGGGAATAGGTTGTCGACCAACGCGGCTCCAGCGGCTCCAATGGCCGCGACACAGTTTGGAAATGGATTCAAGAAGAGGCCTACTTTCCTAAACGCCCCAGCGGCTCCAGCGGCTCCAATGGCCGCGACACAGTTTGGAAATGGATTCAAGAAGAGGCCTACTTTCCTGAACGCCCCAGCGGCTCCAGCGGCTCCAGCGGCTCCAATGGCCGCGACACAGTTTGGAAATGGATTCAAGAAGAGGCCTACTTTCCTAAACGCCCCAGCGGCTCCAGCGGCTCCAGCGGCTCCAGCGGCTCCAATGGCCGCGACACAGTTTGGAAATGGATTCAAGAAGAGGCCTACTTTCCTGAACGCCCCAGCGGCTTCGGCGGCTCCGGTGGGTCCGGCGGGTCCTAAGAAGGGTATGTTTAACTTTTTAACCGGTGGTAAAAAGAACATTGGGACTGGAACGAACGCGGTGAATAAAGTGAATGTCGTAACTGGAACAAACGCGGTACCAAAATTAACACGACAAAATGCTATAGTCTCGAATAGGGATGTTAAAAAAGCTGGGATGTTTAACTGGATGTTTAAGAAAAAGGCAAAGAACGCCGGAACTGGAACGAACGCCGGAACTGGAACGAACGCGGGTGGAAACAGAGTGAACGCCGGAACTGGAACGAACGCGGGTGGAAACAGAGTGAACGCCGGAACTGGA